GAAAGCAACATTCATGTCGCTTTCAAACAGCCGCTTGTGATTCATTGCCTTCTTTTCTTTCTGGAAGGCTCTACCACTTGTGGTTTGGAAACGTTCCAAACTATCGCCAAAAATACTTGTATATTTTCCTTTGGGATCTGGGTAGTAGAACACATAACGAGCAGGATATTGTGTATGCACACGATTGCCCTGCTCATCGCGCTCAACTACAAAGATTGTATCGCGTTCGCGATCGTGAAGTGCGTCGACGTATATGACTATTCTCCTGGATTAAAGATTTCTTGTCATCATGAACATCACAGTCTCTTCGAGTTCGTCCAAGCAGATGACTTCGTTGTGATATTTAGTGTGTGTAGGACGTGCAGATTGTGCTCTTAGCGGTTTTCGATCAATATCTTCAAACCGAACCATCTTGGGCGTGATCTTGGTTATTCGTCCAATAACAATAGAAGCCCTGGTATGAGGAGCAGCTATAATGCTGCCCTCTTTTAGTTCTTGTCCAAGGCGATCATATGCTACTTCAAGGGTCATTAAAAATCGCGACCAACTGCCACTAGGATATCTTCAAGATCACCAAGTGCCTCACGCTTGTCCTCAAGATCAGCCTTGTATGCTGTGCGAATAGCTTTATTGAGAACAGCGGGCTTGATATCAAGCTCTTCTGCAATCGCCTTCACTGTCTCACTAAGACCTTCTTTGAGTGTATCTACCTCGCTGTGGACTTGGACACCCTCACTTACTATCTGCTTGAGTTTATTGATTTCTGTCTCAGAAAAAGTTCTGCTCATTTTTTATCCTTTTCAAATATATAGAAGGGCAGTTTTGCAACTGCCCCGTTAAGATAACAAATCTTTACTGTGATGTCAATAGTTTATTCGGTTGGGAACGGAATGACCTTGGTTGGAAATTTAACCACATTACCACGGTTCTCAGCCTCCCAACACATGGGACCAACAGAACTCAATGTAACCGAGGTCTTGGCTTGATCATCTACCAAGATGATTTCCTCTGAGTCTTTTTCGTTCATCGCATATTTGACGGCGATGCGAACACCAGGACGCAAATACTGTTCAAGGGTGCGACTGAGCATCTCGCGCTCAGTGGCAGCACATAGATCACACATTTTCACTCTCCAATTGTTTACGGGCCAATTCACGAAGAATGTTGGCAAGTCTTTGGTCGTCGCCAAAGCCCATGGCAGATCCTGTCAGGACTCGGTACATTTCCATGGCAATTGATTCTACATCTCGTATCACATCTTCACCTTCACAAAGTTGAGTTTCTGTTCGTCGCTAAGGTCATCCCAACTGGCGGCGCTTCCACCAATCAAGGTAACAAGAGCGCTGGACATTTCATGCTTGAGGCGAGCAGCCATGATCTCGTCTGTGCTGACTGATTCGAGCTCTTGGCGAGCTTTTTGGTCAGCAAACTCTTTTGCGGCCTGGGCCTCAGCCTCGACCTCTTCCATGGTCATAATTCCCTGGAATGGTGACTCAAAGCTCACCTCGTTGCCGGCAATAAGAACTTCGATGTAGTCATCTTCAGAGTAGACAACTTGTCCTGTGCCTGCAGGTGTTACAATTTGAGAGTCGACAGCAAACATGGTTTCTCCTTAGTTGTTGTGTAATTCAGCCCATGTGGCCCAACCGTTGGCTTCGTAATATTCGTTCTGGTAACGATCCCACTCATCGACGATCTGTTGTTGCCGGGAAGTCAACTCGTATTCATCGTAACGGTTCATTGAGGTGGGGTGAAGTTGACCTTCGTTGGCAGCAACCGCAAGCGACGCGCTGTAGCCAAAGAACGTAACAAACAAATCCCCCTCACAATAGCTAAGGGTCATACCACCTTGCCGCCGGCTGGGCAGTTTATTTTTGCTCGGCTTGGTTGCTGTTTGTGCTTTGGTAACCAGTGCATCAACACGAGCAACAGATGCCTCGCGCTGAGCAACAAAGTCTCCGGGCAATTCGGGCATAGCAACTTCGCGGCCCGCAGCATCAACCTTGAGTTGGACATCGCCCTTGCCGTCATCGCTCAGGATGACTAGGCTCGTAACTTCTTGGCCACGCAGGCCAGGCCATTCCTTTAGCAGACTCACGACAGCCATGTCGCTGTCAGTTGCGTCAACCAGGAAGCTGATCCCGTGCTCAAAAGTGACATAATATTTGTTCATGCCCATCTCCTTTGCTTACTATACTAATATAGCACCAAAGTGTATTGATGTCAAGCCAAAGCTTTGACTTCCTCAGAAAATTTTTCCAGCGGAAACGTATTCCACAGATAAGGCATGCTGGCGCAATCCATATCAGCCTCAATTGACTCGATATATTTCCGAACCGCACGGCTAAGAAGATCACTAAATGCATAGTGTCTCCAGCTCTCCATGCGGTATTCCCACTCTTCTGAATTGTCATTGAAGATTAGCTTGCTGTGATCAATGTTGAACGGCTGCTCACTGGAAACAGTGGCATACCAGCGATCGAGGGTGACAACAAAGTGAACGTAGAAGTTCTCATCAATGTCAGTAGCATGATTGCTCACAGACAAACGGTAAGGAAGGTAAATCGCTTTACCACGACCAACAAGCCTATCGCGCTTATCCCAAACGTCCTCGGCCAGTTCGGCAATCAGGTTACCAGCTTCAAAAGCAGAGTTGATACGCATTATTTCTGTCCTTCTATCAAAAGTTTGTCAACACTTATTTCTGGTTTTCGAACAATATGTTGACGTAGGTCTGCATGAAACCATCCCATGCAACAAGAGGTCTAATTTCACGGAACATACGCTCCATGGCCCATACCGGCCATTCTTCATCAATTGCCACTTGAGCAGCACGACGCGTGGCTTCACGTGCAAGTCCAGCTTCAGAAGGATGTCCTTCTGCCGCATTATGGTAACTTGCCTTATTCAAAGAATCCTTGAATTCTTCAAATCCATCAAGAGGGCAGTCAGTTTTGGCAGGCCAGGGCTTGACAGCACGAACCATATCAAATCTCCCGAATCATGTAGAACCGACGCGAACCAGCGCCTTCAACCTCGTCAGTGTCGAGGTAACGGAAACCAGCGTAACGCTTGGTCTCAAATAGTGCAGCTTCCAGAAGACTTGCAACAGCTTCACGCCCATCAGGCGTGCTGTCTTCGCTGGCGAGATACGAGTTGGTCATGTCACGCAGGCGGTCAACACTGATAGTTTTACGAGCCATTACACTGCCTCCACTTTGGTGATGCGCTGGTCGAACTCAAGGAACATAACTTGGAACGGAGCAACAATCTCAGTGCGCTCTTCATCAGGCCAAACAGTATCCTTGAGGACCTCGACACGGTAGCCCTGGACGGAGTGATCAGCGATCCAACCTTTTTCAGTGACGCGACCAACAACGTAGCGCTCTTCACGACCAGGGAAAGGTTCGAAATCATAGCACTTGATGAGATCACCAACTTCGGCAGTGGCTTCGAACTTCATCATGTCTCTTCTCCTTTGCTTACTCTACGACTATAGCACCAAAACGCTTCGGTGTCAATCAATTATTTTGAGACAGACTTAAGAAGTGCCATGAACACGAGATCGACAGCAAACATAATAGCAACGCCTTTTGCTCCTAAAAGCTTGCCTATCAACCAGTAGACTGCAAGGTGGAAACCGATGACTACAATTGCTGAAATCAGAAACGACGGTTCTAGTCCCACAAGGGCAATGATTTTATTCCACAACACGATTCCGATGAACAGCCACATTATCTTTTCCTTTGCTTACTATACTAATATAAGCAATGTGCCTTGGTTTGTCAACCCCATTCTAGCTTGAGAAGCACAAAAAGTTGGGGGTCAACCTTGCCGTGATCTGCCCATTCATCCATTGTAGCATATTCGTATCCCTTCCACCACCATTCGACATGACCGTCATTATGAATGATCGCAGGGCCATCTGCACGGTGGATTCGGCCATAGCTATACCATTTTTGTTTTGTGTCGCTAATCATGGCTGGGCCGCCGCGGGCGCGGTGAATCACGTTTAAATGATAATAGATTTGGATGGTTCCAAAGTCTTTGATCCAGGCAGGGCGATCACCTTCACGATGTCTCATACCGTGCGAATGCCACTGCCACTCTTGAGCACCATCGATTTTGACGCTGGGATGATCGTCTACACTGTGTAGCACACCATTCCATCTCCATTCTTCACGGTGAATATTGCCGTAAAGTATCTCTTTGCGGTGCTCTAATTGATCAAAGGTTGGCGCTTCTAGAAGTGGCATACCTTATACTAGCAGGTTAATAGCTCAATGTCAAACTCTACGCAGATATCCGCTGTGGACCCATCCGTTATCGTCAATACGTGCCCAAACACCTGAGTGTTCTTGAACTTCAACTTCTTGTCCATTAGAGAGACCGCCCAGGGTTGCAAATCGCGTTCCTGGGCCACCACGGACGTTGAGTGAACTTGCGGTGACTACATATCGCTCGCTATCCAGACCTCGCTCGGCTTCGAGATGACGCTTGACTAGTTTCATTGGAAACGCAGGACCTGGATCGGTTTTCCATCCCCTGGTATCGATTTCTTCATGTGATACGATGTCGATGATATTGTATTTCTGTACCAGTGCTTCTGTTAATTCATCCACAGCATGTAATTGCTCGGGTGTATAGCGTGGCCAGTAAAATGTTCCTGACCCCACCCTTGTGTTTGGTGCTGCTACCAATCCATGTGGAAAATCTGAATCATCTCTTGAATTTCCGTATGCATCTTGATAGTGGCCATTTCCAAGAGGGCGAAGCCAGCCAATGTTAACAATTTCAATACCAATGCTATGACTGTTCAGGCCCGTATAGCCCATGTGACTACTTGGCCCAGCATGCCAAGCTTTGACATTGAAAGGAACATGTTGTGTGATTGTGCCATCTAGGTCCACTGTGACGTGAGCACTCACTCCGCTTCCGCGTCGAGTAAGAGTGTTGATTGCAGATTGTGCTGTATAGCCTGCTGTATAATGTTGTACGATGAATCTTGGTGTGATACGACCGCCTTTGTTGGGTGACGCAACATAAGGCGCGCCTTCAAGGCGATGGTTTTTGATGACTGCCATTACTGGTTCTCCTTAAATGTATAAGTATTTACCGGTAAAAGAAACCCAGTCTCATCATGGGAAGATGACCATCAGCATCATCTTGGTCTAGATGTAATTTGAATCCTTTGCGTTCGAAAAACTTGCATTCGTCATCACTCATATCCAACCAAATTGGAATGAGTTGAGTTGAATCTTCAGGAAAGTCAACACCAGGACGCAGATGTATCTCAATAATATTGTCGTGTATGAATTCGATATTGAAGCGCGGAACGTCCTGTAAATCTGATATCCAGTCGGGCAATTTCCAGTGTGGTGGTTGGATTCTTTTCCACGCATTAAATCGATACAGTTCTGGGCTGGTGCGAAATCCTTGTGCTGCAAATACTGGGCGCAGGACACGTTCACCATCGACCATGTCCCATTCATAATCTACACTGACATTTGGACCATCAAAGTATTCGCACCAAAACTCACCAGGCTTGACACTGTGATGATCTCCTGGACCGATCTTGATTTTTCGGGCACCCACGCCCATGCCGCTTAGATTGTATATTGGACGAACAATATAATTTTTATGACTTGGCACAGATGTTCCGCCTGGTCCGGCTTGATAGCCCAATTTTAATGATAGTTCTAATTTGTTGAAAAGCCACCTGTGTCGTGGGTATCTGTTCCAAGCATCACAATCATATTCAACGCTAGACAATTTTCTCTCTCAACAGTTGATGTATACCTTCATCATATTTGCCATAGAGATCTTTGATCATCTTGGCTTGAGTGCTTTCGTCTGCTGAGGCAAAGTTAGCGCGAAATTCAGTTGCACTTTTCATAGGCTCGCCCAACACTGTAAAATTGAAAGTAGGCACAACTGCGATATAACCATGCTTGCTCATGGGTTGTAGGTTGTTTTGGTTTTCTTTATATGGTTGAAGGTAGCCCGGGCTACCGTCCTTCTTGGGTTTGAATGAAAACCGAGGATCTTCATCCATGTCCTTTTTGCTTACTCCAAAAACAAGAATAGTCTTGTTTGGATCATATTTTTCTACGATTTCTCCAGCTTGATATGGATTTTTTACTTGAACGATGCGGTTGGCTGGGATGCCAGCAAACATATGCAGTCTTTTCTTGTCGTTAAAGTTAAAAGGACTGCGTGGCGGATCAACCTTATCGCTTGTGACTACAAAAGCCTCGCCAAATTTTTGATTCATCCATTGCCAAGCCTTCATGTGTCCAATGTGGGGAGGCTGGAAACGCCCTGGATAGAGGGCTAGCTTTTTCATGCCTTCTGGGCCTTCACGGATAATATCTTCAATGAGCATTATTTTGCTCCTACTAGTTTGGCATGTAGTTTTGCCTGAAACTTTTGCAAGCTATTTACAAGGCGTCCGTTCATGTTGTCCCGAGCAATATCTATCATACTGGGCATTGATTTCTTGAGCAGATAAGTTTGAGTTTCTGTTGTGAGCGGAACCTTATAGATTGTTCCGCTTTGTTGAGCTCGCATCATTTGGTCCGCAAGCATCTGCTTTTCTTGCGGGCTATCCGGTCCAATCGTATCCACTTCCTGTGCCATGATTTCATGATAGATGGCACGTGGTATACGGGTATTTCGGATCTTTTCTTTTAGCTCAATCAATCTCATAGTTACTTCTTTGGAACACAATTGGGGACTTTCTTGCCGCCCTTCTTTTTCATACCGATCTGTTCGTATCCGTCCCAGCATGGATCATCATCTTCCTTGACTTCTGCTGGAGTGAGCCAACTGTGTTTTGCTCTAACACTCATTCCATATGGGTCAGGATACGATCCTCGACGAGGAACAATGTTGACGCTTGTTTTACGTGACGATACAACTATATGTGGCTTACCAGCAAGCGGACCAGTATGAGGAATAACTTTATCGCCTACTTGCCACATCTTATTGTGCGATGGAACCTGACCTCGTTTTGGCGGAGGCAATGTTCCGCCGGTTGGTTTCTTTTGCCCTGCCTGGTTCCATGGATTTTCATTTAAACTGTCATCTTCTTCAACACTCTCCATTTCACGTGGATGAGTTGCGGCAGGTGTCATTGATATGTTGTCTTTCTTGAAGACTTTTCCAGCTGCCAACTTGCGAGCAGCATCTTGCATTTCATATTCGCCTAGGCCTAATTTCAATCCTCGCAACTCTTGAACGACATGGTGAGCACGAGCGTCGCGTGGTAACTTGAGCTCCCGGACTGGTTTGTTATTTACGGCGATTGTTATCTTTGTTCCGGTTGTTGGCATTGCTTCTTTCATGTTCTTCATGCGTGACTTGATGCCGCCAGCCAAAGAATCTTGTGGTGGGTTGCGATCATAAACTGTCATATTACCAACCTTGTTAGCTTTACCAGTTCTCACTTCTTCGTCATCGCGATCTTGCCGAAACTTTTTCTTGAGCTCTGATTTGCGATCACTTTCACCCATCAACTCTGGCGAATCACCAATGGGTGCAGTTTCAAAAGGCACTAAAATTCTGATATTGTATTCGCCAATTGTTTTACTGCGACGTTCACTTTCAGTTCGACCAATCCATGAACGAACAACTTTTACTTGTGCGTTAGGAAAGTCCTTAGCTAGCAGACTTTCAAGTTGTCTCTTTTCATCAAGGATTCTAGCTTCAGCTTGTTTTTGATGTTCTGGATTGCTTGGTCTGAATTTGTAACCAAAAATCTTTAGGCTGTAACCATTCTTTCCTTTGTCTACGAACGGAACGTCCCATCCGTTAGCTTGAAGTAAACGAGCAGCTTTACGACCTGGTGTTACTTTTTTGGTTGGAGTAGAATCCATCATCAACTCTGGTGGCAAGTCAAGAACTTCACCTGCACTCACTGCGCCAAAATCAATGTGCTTGTCAAGAATCTTAGCAACTGTCTTCATCTTTGCAGTTTTGAAACGAACTGTGCGAGCGCGGTCGTTGAAGCTAACGTCAATGCCATATGGCCAACGGATACGCTTGACTGTTTGGTAGTCTTGTTCGCCATTGTGCCCTTCGTAGTCGTTAAAGCTAATCTCACGTGTTAGCACGGTGACGCCTGGTTTGTATTCTGTCAAATCCTGTTCTTCTTTTGCAACTGCACGAGCAATCTTGTGACCTTTTTTGATTGTTGACTTACGAAGTGGCTTACGGTCACCTGTGCTCTTTTTGGCCTGCGCCATGCCAATAGCATAGTCGCTATCAGTTGGCTCTTCTTGCAGTTCTTTGTCGCTTTTGAGTTGGTTAACTTTGCGTGGATTCTTGGCTAGTTCATCTGAACGTGCCTGACGTGATTTCTTTTTGTCTAGGAATTGCTTGATAACGCTTTGTGGATCACGTGCTTCAGTATTAGCTGGCTTGACTTCCTCGCCACTTTTCATGACTTCTTTTGCTTGGCTCAAGTCCTTGACAGTTTTTTGTAGATCCATTTCATAACTTGGAATCAATTTCTTGTCACTAGCGAGCTTTTCAGTTGCTGAAGCAAGCTCTTGGTCCAAGTCACCTCTCCATGATGCTACGACATCTGAACGATCCCAACCAAGACGCTTTGCGTATTCATCAATCATTGCTTTTAGATGAAGTGGATTTGATCCTGGCCGATCTTGATATGGCATTACTGACCACTTGGAATAGTCTGGTCGACCATCATGTGGCACTAAAAGATAATGTGTTGTTCCTGTAGTGTTGTATTTGCCATCACTCCAAAATCCCTCTGCTACCAGTTCTTCAACAAAATCAGGATCTAGGAAGTAGTCATAAAAGTTTTGTTCGCCGTCACCCGCATTATCTCTATAACCCACAAGCTTGTTATTCATGTATAAGCCACCTGTCTGTGGGTTTGATATTGCGCCTTGCTTTTCTAGATCATAAAATTCACGCTTGCTGACTTTGATGAAATCGTCTAGGCGACCCTCTTCAAGTGATTCATCTGGTCCGTAACCTTTGGGTGTGACGTCCTTGCTCTTTTGGATGGTGCCCATGCGCTTGTGCAATACACGACGCTTCTTGGGTTTCCAGTCACCATCTTCCCAGTCACCATCAACCTTGTCACCACGACTGTCAACATGGCGTGCGAGGTGTGGAGGAAGTGATTCCTTTAGGTCACGAATTTTCATTACTTGCGTCCTTTTAATTGCTTGATCATTTTTTCGTAGATGCGAGCAGCCTTTGATTCATTCATATAACGAATTGCATTTGGTCCATCTAGTTCAGCACCATAACCTTTTGCAGTATCAACAAAATCACGCAACCAAATTGAAACATCTGAGCTGCCGATCTCATCAACTTGCCCTATCCAGTCTGCTGCATCTGCCGCAGCGTCGTGAAGTTCAGTGCTTGGGTTGTCAAATTGTTCGTCGCTGATCACACCACGGGTAACGGCCCAACGCAGAACGTCTTCAGGATATACATATGATCCATCTTCATCACCGTATTCCATTACTTCTTCTTGAGGCATTTCAGGGCCTATTGCATCCACTGCTGGGGCAAGGTCGTCCATGTTGCTGAAGTCTGCCATGGCCTCTGCATCTGATACACCTTGATATTCCATGTAGTGCTTGACTGTGTCAATATAGTCTTGTGCCTTTGTGATTTTTGCCTGTATCCAAGGCTCGAGGTTATCAGTGTCCTGAATCATGCGATGTAGTTCAACAGCATACTTGGCAATGTCGTATAGTTGACGCTTGGCCATAAATCCATCGTCGTCCATGTCGTCTAGAACGCCTTCAGTTATCTTGTGTGACTCGTTCATAACCTGATGAACTTCATAATCATCAGCGGCATCACTGTCAATCCACTTGCCATATGCATCCATATTTTTAAACTTTTTACGGAAAGACTTGCTGCTAGCACCCTTTACACCTTTTACAATAATTGGCTGGTTATCGTCAAGATCTCTGTCATATGAGGTGTTTGCTTCTTCTAGTTCAGTATCAACATCGCTAAAACGTTCACCTGGAATCATATTCATATACCAAATTTGTCCATGGACATGCTCATCTAGACTTGGGTCAAATAGTGCCCTTTCTAAGCGTCGTTCTGCAGATCGATAGTCTGGCATCGGAACAGTCTTAATTAATCTGTCTGTTCTTGTATTATAAAGTTCAATGTCGTTATTGTCATTGATTACTGCATATCGAAACGGCATTACACCTCCGCTCCAATCTCCTGATTCCTCTAAGTCAGAATCATAAACCATCTTGCCGCCATCAAGCTCGTAACGCTTTTGGCTGTTCTTTGTGTCTACTCGGCGCACTGTGCCTGTCTTGTTGCGCTTGCTTTTGATGTTGCGATACTTAACACGATCACCCACTTCTGCCTCACCAAGAGTTGCGCTTGGCTTGGCGCCTTCTGTAACAGGCTTGAGGTCCTCAGCACTTGCTTTTGCTGCTCCCAAACGATATTTGACGCGACGTGTTAGTGGGCGAACGTTGTATGTGCCATCACCAAAATCATGAATCACTTCGTGACGATCGCCTTTGTGAGGTCCTCTTAGAGCAATCACTGTGTCACCTTTGCTAAAACCTGCACCATCTTCACCAAACATTGCCCGCTCTTTTTTACGCTTGGCAGCGGTCATGGCATCCATTGCCATTCCGGCTGATCGATCTCGGTCTTCAATTTCACGGTCTGTTGGTTTACGGTGGCTGCGGCTAGTAGCGGGACGACCCATGCTAGGATTGCGTTGCGCATCACTTACGCCGTAATCACTTGCGCGGTCCTCATTGAGTGTTGCACTTGCGTCACCGTTATAGTTTGGTTTACTACGACATTTTGCTTCTGCTTCTTTTTTGTCACGCGCCCGGATAGTGCATGTTGATGTTTTGCCGCTCTTGGTCTTGTATCTAACACTAAATGACTTCATTTCACTTGCTTCGTTTACTGACTCTTCATAGTCTGGTTTGAAGCCTTGCTTTGGGTGTAGCTGTGTTCTACCCACAGCCTGCTTGAGCTCATCCCATGAAATTTCTTTGCCATCTAGGAAATATTTTCGAGGCTTATTGCCTGTTGCTTGAATCATGTGAAACTCGCCAGTTCTTGGGTGTTGAAAAACTGCATGAGCGCCACCGTGATACATTCCAGCAAATGAGCTGAAGTCTACAATGTCAGCTTCTGTAACTTTTGATTCGTCTGCTTGTTGACGTCCTTTTAGCAGCTTGTGTGTAAGTTTGCTAGCTTTTTTGCCAGCACCCGTTTTCTTGAGCTCCTTATCAACAGCATCTTTATTATAACGTGGTGACTTAGTCATCCTTCTTCTCCATCTGTGGGCGTCGGACCATCTTTGAGTTGTTACGCTTCTTTTTCTTTTTGTTGTTTTTGTAAATGCTAGCGGCAGGGTCACCACCACCTAGCCCAGTTGCAACTCCTGCAACGGCTCCGGCGGTGGTTTCATTGATGATATCTGTAATACGCATACAGGTATTTATCAATCCAGGCGATCTGCGTGACGGGTGAGTTCTCGATCGATACGTCGCTCCATTTTCTTACTAGAAGTGACAATCTTTTTCTTTTTTGCTCTTAGTTGGCGTTCTTCTATAGGAGTAAGACGTGCTTGATCTTCTAAGCCCAGATATGCTCGCGCATCATCAATTGCCACTGCGTTCATTGGTCCTTCTGTCGCTAAGAGATCTTCTTCTGTTAGTCGCTTTTTCATTTCGAACTCCTTTGATGTGTTTGACAGCTTCCGCCTTGAGTTGTTCTACTTGCTCACGCTTGAGATATGGTCTTGAGAACCAGTGACTGAACCAAGCGTCAGAACCAGGAACGAGTTGTTTCTTTCGTTCCTCCTTGTGACGCTCCGTGCCTGTAATTGAAATGTTTTCGCCTAACTTAATGCTGGGTGCAAATAGCATGAAATAAGTCTCATCCATGAGATCAAATTCTCTAACTTGAAATCCACTTTCTTGTGCAAATGCTCTCGCCATTCTTCTGTATAATGGCAGTCTTCCCTTGCCACCAGTTTCTTGCTTGCTTGCACTAAATGCAATGACTTGTGGCTTTTTACGAGATACAAAATCTCTAAAGATAGCAATCACTGTTGCCATGACGCGCCACTGATCGCCTTGATTTGTGAGATCAACGTCGCCATCGCGCGTAAAAAAGAATTCCCAAATATCATTGGAATTGAGACCTATATCACGTATGTCAAAATCAGCATAATGCAGGAGGCTTGCAGCATAGTAATCATCTACTACCATTCCTAGGACTACCTTCACTTCATGACCGCCTTGTGTTTCGAATTTTGCCTTTATGATACTGGATCCAACGCGATAAATGTCATATTCATAGGCATCTTTAAGTGCTTCATTTAAATTACCTTCGTGAATGTCTTTGTATGTGGTGTGCTTAAAGTCCTTGGTTAATTGGAACAGACGCTTGATGGGCAAACTGAATTGCATAACAGGAATGTCCTCATCAAGGTTGTAGCTAGCAAGCCAACGATGATGACCATCAATAATGTAATTGTCACTACTCACAATAAGCGGCTTTTCCCGTGTGGTGCCCTTTTTCTCGTCCTTGTTGGTCATCATCTTTTCAACACCAGCATCGCTAAACTCACTTTGCACTGGCTTGAGGTCACGTGCATGAACGCGGCGATGGCGCATACTAGCACCGTGATCTTTGAGATACTGGATGAACTCTGGGTAATGATCCTTGTGCACTTGTGGCATATCTGCTCGCTTGACACCCAGCGTGTCTTTCGGGTGCGGCTTCTTGATTACTGCTTCGTTTAAGTGATCAAGAACTTTAAAACCAACTACACGAGCACTGGGAACAGTAAACTCATTTTCACGGTCAGTCAAGTTACCACTTGTTATTTCATCCGGATCAAATTCAAATTTGATCAGTGCTTCATAGTCGTTGTGTCCACTGTAATATTGCTCAACATAGTCACGGTTGGTTGACATAAAAATTCCGCGTCCTGGCATACGCAACGTCATGCCTTTACGTAGCTTTACGCCTTTTGTGGTTCTTTTATCTGCACCACTTGTAATTTCGCCTGATTCAGGGTTGTAGTTCATGGCCTTGTAGCCATAAATCTTTTTGGTGCCTTCAGTCTCGTTTGTCATCACGTGCTGTGCCGTTTTGATTGATGGAGTGGTGCGTGAGTTATTTGGATTGAGGAATTTTGTATCACCAGCCATCAATGCTGCAACCGTAGCAGGATCTAGTTTATCCAAAATTTGGTGTAGTGGGTCCTGAGGATCATATCCATCTGTTTCATAATTTGATTTTCCACGAACTTCAACCCATTTTGAACTCTTGTTGCTGGTTACGATTAAGGCATCTTCATCACCATCACGCACTAGTTGCATTTGGTATGCGGGTTCTTTGCTTTCGGATATGTTTTTTAGATCCTTGCGAAATAGCTTATACTTGGTTTGAAAGCCTGCGTCTACGATATCAAAATCGTATCCAGCGGCATCAGCAAACTTCTTGACCATACGGGTATAAAGATTTATCCGTGACATCATTTTTGCACCAGACTGAGGATTTTTCTCAGCACCAAACACCAGTTTGCCTGGCTTTTCGTCTCGGATATAATCAGCAAGTATCTTCATCACTGTGGCAAAGATTTTAAATGCGTCACCCTCTCCTGTCACATAATGTGAGCCGTTACGTCCAAAATCAAAGTATACTGCATCTCCGCCGAGATCACCAAACTCAGCATTTACTGTGTCGCCTGCGTCTGTATCAAAAACAGCTTTCCGACTTCTCCCTTTATTATATTTCCACGTCCAATTATATGACTTGTCAAATAGTTCGTTGAGTTGAACATGTTCAGCCAATCCCAGATTGGTCAATATGTGTGCATTAGAGTTCTTGCGGGCTTTCTTATGTAGCTCTGGCGGGCGATTGTTTTTGTCGACCTTGTTTCCGAACTTGGCAGCTTGACGTTGTGTCTCACCAGGTTTAACATCCACAGTTGTATTCTGTTTGGTGATACGACCAACGCCTGCTGCTTCCTCCCACAGTGGTCCTCTTACATGTTGACCAGTCACTTGCTGTTTAAGTCCTTTTTTGAGACGAGCAATAAGCTCTGGTGTTAATTGCCTTGCCTTGCTAACATCACCGCGGAAAAACAAATGGGTTTCAACTGGATCATCACCTTCAACAGCTAGTATAGCCTTCATACGATTGCGTCCTTCATGACTCCTAACGTATGGCTCTTCACCTTCTTCAACACGAATGATAAGGAACGGCGCTCCAATTGCACCGCCTTTGCGGATGTAATCTTTCATTTCATCGCTTGCATCACTGGCAAGCGGCGCAGCAAGTTTGAGAAATGTGCTCGGGCGCATCTTAACACGCAAACCAAAATAATCAACATCTTGGTTCATAGGCACTTGCCCACGACCCTTGGCGTTGTCAATTTCAACTTCTTTGACAGCCTTCTTTTTCTTGGGACGAACAAAATTCCAACTAACACTCATTTTTAGTTCTTTGCGTTCCATGCGATAACCAGTTGCTTGTGCAAACTGTCTAGCAAAACGATCATAAAGACGAACACGGCTTTCTGCGTTTGGTGTGTCTTGTTTGTCGCCGCTGAAAAATATTTCACGGGGCTTGGGGCTTTGTTTTTTGAACCATTCTTTGATTGCCGCTACCACAGTGGCAAAAACACGAAACTCATCGCCTGCGCCTGATGCTTTATAGTCGTAATCATCTCCACGCTGGAAGTTGATTTCCCACTCAGTTAAATTGAAATCTGTAGTGTTAAAATTGATGACGAGGTAATCATCACCACTCAACTGTGCTTCAGCCTTCCAAGCTTCGTCACTCTGTTCAATCCATTTGAATGAATATGGTTTATCAAAAAGCTCGTTGATCTGCATTATTTTTTCTTCTTGATACTTTTGGTTTTCTTTTTTGTTTCCGTTACCTCGTCTAGGTAGTATAGATTTTCTTCCATCCATCCTTCAGCGACAACATTATCCCCTTGCCAATCACGATACAATTGCGCCAATTCTTTTGCGTTAACTCCAATTTGATTGAGATTTATTTCTTTAGCAACGTCATATGCGTATCCAGCCAGACTTGATTGATCACGTTTACTTTTGACTTTGCGATCTAGGAATTTGAGTGCCATGTTAAGTATGGCTTCGCGTGGATCTGATAATTTTTCATTGACTTGATATGCTTGCCATGATGCACGAACCATTTCTTGTGTATATTCTGATTCCATTCCTGCCAGGTGCGTATAATAATCTGGCATTTCTTTTAGATGGTCGAGAGCAATTTCCATAGCAGCAAATGGATCATCTGTATGTTCCATTTCTACTTTGAGTCCCATCTGGAGTTGCTGTTCTATCATTTCCAAATCAACACCATGCATTTGCGCGATTTCTTCTGCTGTTGGTGTTTTTACGTCCAGCGGCCGCTCGTCCATTGATTCGTTATAAATTTCGCCCTTACGTCCGCCATGGTTGGGTTTGACTGTTGCCCATCCTTTTTCGACCCAGTAGTGTCGAGGAGCAAGAGCTTCGACATCAAACGTAGCTAGGATCTTTCCTGTTCTGTTAGCAACCACGTCCCAAGTTTGCTTGTCGCCCTCACCAACCAGCTTACCACGCATTGGGTGTGGCTGCTGGCCTTTGTGGCTAGGCTTGGTCATCTTGGGTGTAGAATCACGTCCTCGAACTTGTGTGCCCTTTTTAGCGCCATGCTTTTCTTCCTGTACCTGATCTGCTTTCTGTTTCAGAGCAGCAATCAATTCACGCTTGCTCTTGAAATTTCCGATGTTCTTAAACTTGCCATATGGCACAGTCCAATCACCCCAACTTTCTTTCTTTAGAGGAATCTCTATACCTTTGATTGTGACTTCACTGTTAGATCCTTTTCTTGGAACATGGTCACGATGACGACCTGCTTCGTTCACGCTTTCTACTGGAAGCTCTGGGTTTGGTGTTCGAAAATCTTTTTTGCGCATGACTGTTTTTGCGACAAGGTCTTTCTCCTTGCCATCCTTATTCAATACAAATGGTATGTTGAGTTCGCTGCTGAGATCTTTCATAACAGCTTGTGAGTTAACGGGCATAGCAGAGATCTTACGACCCCAACGACGATATTCTTTAGCGAACAACTCGCCCAGTTCACGTATTGTAATCTGTTTGCGGTTGCGTTCATCGTTAACACGGTCTAGGAAGTGACGCGTAAATTCAATGTCAATACCCAGCTTGCCAAAAACCTTATCGGCTGCTGCTTCGAGTGCATCAAGTTGTGATTTTGTAATTGGTTGTGTCATGAGAAAGCCCTGTCTTTACTATATTTAGCAGCGACAGGGCCTTCAGTCTCTAGAGTGTAGATGGTGATTTTTAGCGGTTAAATGTTCTTCGTGGTCCTATGCTTATTCTTTTTGGCGTGGTAGCCGTTCCTGTGCTACCAGTAGGATCTGCTGAAGTTACGCCATCAGGATTAGGAATTGATATTACATCAGGACCTTCAGTAGATGAAAGGTCAGTAACAACATATGGCCCACCATCAAGAACACCACCATCACTGCCAGATATTGTAATAGTATCACCATCAGATAATCCATGGTTAGTGGAAAATGCAATCAATGTTGTGGTTACATCTGGATCCCAATAAACCATTGTCAAGGTGGATCCATTGCTAATACTCCATTTGGCTTTTGCTGGATCACTGATATCGACGATAGACAATTTGTTATACATTTTGAATGGGCGGGAAGAAGTGCCTTCGCTATCCGCGCCATTCACTGTAAATTCACCATCAGCTAAATCGCCAGCTTGTTCTTTATTAACTAAGAGCATTTGCTCTTTCCATGAATCATCATCAGCAGAAATAATAAATCGTCTGCTTCCTTTTTGTGCTTTAATATATGCGCCGGCCGTAGCCGCCGCAACTCCTGTTCTTTTAAAGGCCGCAATGGGCAGGGCTTCATCGCCCTGACCCATAAATTTCTTTTTTATTGGTCTTCCCATAGATTTTCCTTAAATTTTTATGACGCTTGAACGTCTATACTAGCTGTGCCGCCAACACCAGCAACCACACCACCTGAAGTGTATGTTAGGCCACTTGTATCTGTCCCATCAAGACTGAATGTTGTGCTGTCGATGACTGTAACTGTGTAGCTGTTGCCGTTGAGACCGTTTGTGCCGTCAGTTCCCATATCACCAACAATACCATCAATTGTGACAGTGTCGCCAGTTGTGAGTGTTGCTGTTGATGTAACCGTGACAACAGCTGGATCAGCTGCTGTGATACCACTGATAGCAAGATCTGCTGCTGCGTCGATGCTCCAGGCTGCTTTGATGAATGAATCATCAGCTGAACCTAGGCGTAGTGTGCGGTTGTAAAGACGTGTAACGTTGTAGGCGTTACCTTCTGCATCCTGGCCGTCAATGCGGAATTCACCGTTTAGAAGTGAACCTGCGTCCTTGTCAACTAGTGTGAGCTCTTCGCTCCAACCGCCGCTTGTGTCAGCAACGATAAAGCTATTTGTTGAACGCTGACTAACGATGTATGTATCGTCTTCGCCTGTGACTTCGCTGCCAGTTGAACGACGATAGTGTGATACCTTGATGCTATCTGCGGCATCGCCGAGGTAACGTTTGTTGATTGGTCTACCCATTTTATTTCTCCTATAGTAGAAGCCCAATGCGGGTTCTAGCCGCTACGGGGTGGTGTCCCCATAAGTCCCTAATGAGGGCACAATTGAACTATCACTATTTATGGAGAATGGGTTAGGATTCAAGCTTTCGCATGACTTGATGCCATTCATGCAACTCTGAATCGTAGGTCAAATAATCAGGCCATTGGTCGTCAGGAAAAACATTGCTAAGAGGACCAGAAGTGCCAACACGATTGCAGTTATTGAGTGCGCAACGGTGGTGGCAACGGCCTCCATCAGGACATTGTAGCCTCTCTGTCAAGACCACCATTCCTTGCGGTTATCGACCTCGACCGTCTTGATGCGCTTGCACACCTGTTCTGTGTCCACGTCGTAGATGAATGCAATCATATCGGCTTTTTCGTAGGGAAACGTGGGCATCAGTGCATCGTGAATATTGTTCGAGTATTCACGAGCAACTTTGAGCATGGCTTGATCATACGTTTTCATCACACCACCTCGTATGCGTCAGTGATTTGCAGAACATGGACATAGAGCTCTTCCACAAATGTGGTGTCGCTGAGCCCTGCCTGATGCAGTTGCTCGTATTTTTCCATGAGCGAGCGAACAGTGTGAGCGCATTTCTTGAGATCGCTCACAGTCATAGTGTCGGGGTTGAACGGAAGTTGTGTTTTCTGTTTCATGACAGATCCTCCAGGATGAGGTAGGTTGCGCCCTGCTCCCGGGCATACTCGGCACCCTTCCAGCTGAAGAAGTCTTCCCGGGGTGCGGCCCAATAGGCAATATTGTGTGCCTTGCACCACGCCTGGAACAGTGCGATGCCTTCATCGCTATACTGTTCGACGTCGCCCCAAATCTCCCGGGCCGGCTCGCCGTAGAAGATTTTATACCCATTGAGGGTAGGAACGGTGTAATCACCATCCCAAGTGTTAGCTTCGCCGCTGATGAGTTCATTGATGTTCATAACGTATCTCCTTTGCTTACAGTCTTAATATAGCACCAAAGTGCCTTGGTGTCAAGCCTTAAGGCAAAGTTTTTACAGGAGATGTCGCTTTTTCATGAACCGCACACACGATTCAATGTTGCGGAAGTTGAGGTAATACTCGCCACCGTCTTCAACGCGCACACAAGCAAGGCGGTTGCCCAGCCAGCCAACAGTCACATACTTGCCAGTGGTGCTGTCGCGCTCAAAAACAACGCCGCAAGGCACATCGCCTTGGCGGGTCATAACTCGGTGATTCCAGTCGAGCGCCGCGCGCTTGGCGCGTTCGATCATGGTCTCTTCGCTGATCTTTTTGGGGGCAGTATACTCGCTGGGATGAACACCATACTGCTCAGCAAACTTGCGCTCGAGCAGTGCGGCCGCGCACCCGTTGTCCTGGGCAATCTCTGCCATGATGTCAGCATCAAAGCCGTCGGTCTCAATGTCATCACGCAGGTCTTTGATTGCTTGGGCGAGGTTCATGTCTATCTCCGTTGCTTACAAGACCAATATAGCAAGGCACATTGGTCTTGTCAACAAAAAAGTGACATTCAGTGGAAGTGACTGATGGCCATGAATTTGAAGTCACTGATTGCGAGGTTGAGATCAGGAAACCTCTTAATGATCTCCATGGCGGCAGCGGTGGGGCTTCCGCCCTTGAGTGTGAGTTCAACCCCGTCGTCGAACCCTTCGTAACGATCACCCTCTGCAAGGACCATGCCAGCCCAGGCATATTTGCCGTTCATGCCATCGTATATAATACGGAATTTGGCGTCAGGCGCACCGTCAATTTCGTCCTCAAAGTCGTCATAGTCAACGTTGTCATATCCTAAGTTGACACCGAAAATCACATAGTCGTCTCTATCAACTCCCATAATCAGTCTCCTTATACGAAATATTGCTCAAGATTTTTATCGTAGACACCGCCCATGGCTTCAAGTTCGGCGATTAGAGTGGGAATATCCTTGTCTCCTTTATATTCCCAAGCCTGCTCCATGCATGCCTGCCATTTAGGGTTGTCGTCCAATTCAGGCATAAGCATGTCTTGATCCCAGCTAGGATCAGCCCGAAGGCTCACATAAAGAACAGGCTCACCACCGAGCCCATGTTCGTCCACTATGCAAAACGTGACATCTTCCATGTCCCATTCTACATTGAGAGGGAAATCGTGGACCGCCTCGTCAATCTCATCACTAGGAGGATTATACCAGTCCTGATATGGCGCTTCGATTAATTCTTTGATCAATAGACCATCCAGTTTAGCAGAATTGACTGCCATGCTCATTGTGGGACCACTGCCTCCACATTCGTTGAGCAATTCGCGGGCCTGTTTTGTGTCAAATTTCATTATAGTTCTCCTTCTTGGATTTCAATATGTTTGTCCTTGGCTCGCTGGCGTTCGCATTCAAGTTCTTCACGAATTTCCTCCGACAGCGTTGATTCATCAGTTACTTGTGTGATATCAACATTGAATTGATTTTTGATGCTTTCCGCAATCTCAGCTTGGATAGCTGCTCTTGCTTTCTGTTCTGCATCTGCACGACTCACAGTCGAGGCAACCCAGGGCGTATAGAACGTGTTCCAGGATTCACGATCCCAGCCATCTTCATCATCATAAAACGCAATATAGAGCTTAGTCATTTAGTTCTCCATGAGATAGTTGTAGAGTTCAGTGCTAGCGAGATTCTTGTGCTTGGCCTCGGCCATGATGTCCGCATAGGGCCAGAACTCGGCAATCATATCATTGCTGGCACGATGCGTATAGCGATCTGAATGTGCGCGAAGCTTGTTGCTGGCAAAGCCAGCCTCCTTGAGCACGTTGCGGTCAGGCAGCTCGTCGTCAGCCACGTCGACAAGATACTCCGCACGGCTGACCGAGTAGTGCACAACAGGACGAACACCACGCCACGATGCCACGACACGTTGAAAGTCATCACGCTGCGGGTCGATAAACTCGTTACTATGGATCCAATGGTGATGAGTATCAAACACCAATGCAAACAAGTCTTCGAGTTCGAGTATGTCGCGTATGCCGCTGCTATACTCATCATTCTCCACAGTCATCATGTTTCGCAGTTCGGGACTGAGGCGACTATAATTGTCGCGAAAGCCTTGAGCCCCACGCCGACCAGTCAAGTGAATGTTGATCTTGAAGTCCTGGAACGTGTTGCCATAGCCCATCCAACGTGCGATGTCGGCGTGATATTCGAGCTCGTCAATACTGCGGTCAACCACATCGTCACGGTCACTGCCCAACACAGTAAACTGACCAGGGTGCATACTCAGTCGCACGTCGTGCTCACGCGCAAGGTCACCTACACGGCGATACTGGCGCTCGAGGAAGTCACGGACGTCAGTTCGAGTATAAAACTCACGCCAGGGGTCAAGTGTATAGAATGGGAGTTGGTCGCTGCCGAGTCGCACCATGCGCTGTCCACGTGGCAATCCGCTCACATACTGCACTAGGTTGTAGGCAGCTTGTGTGTTGTGCTGCATAAGCGACCATAGCTTGTCGCGAGCGTCACGCTGTGTCTGACGCTGCATCCATTGGTTGGTTGTAGTAGACTCGGTAAGACGACCCTGCAACTCCTTCAACCGCTTGGCTGGGAGGGATTGGTCAGGGTGCATATATTTGCAGGCAAAGCCTACGCGCTGGATGGATTGATCAAACATACATGTATTTTACGTGGTTACGATTATGATGTCAAACGATAACGATGGTAAGCTTCAACATTTTGCTTGCCAGTTGTCCACTCAAGATTTCTTGGGTGGTAGTCAGTTTTGATATGGTTGATGTGATTCACTTGCCACATTCCCCGAGTCCATGCCTTCACAGAATCTGGAGTTTTGATCCATTCGTATTCGCTGACTCCGGGCGGGTGCGGGGTTTCTGGTTGCATAGTCTCATGAACAATGACATGGGCTTGCACTCGTTTCCTCTTGCCATTTATAGTCATGCTTAACTGCGGGTATTGGGATTTTCCGCTGACTGTGGGCGTCAATTTGAGCCACGTGCCTTCACCACCACGTTTGCTACTCCAAATATCACCAGAATGGATGTCTACGGCATATCCATGGCCGACTTCTCCATTATAGATAATTGGGGTCTTGAGCACGACCACATCGCCATTGAAAGGTGCATATCTGAATGTAATCTGTTCCATGCCACCAACATAGAACAAAATGCCTTGCTTGTCAAACAAAAAGGTGAGGATATGTCTTGAAGAACTTGGTTGCTTGGTCGCGATCCATGACCAGTTCGCGTCGATACTCTTCGCGCAGGTTGTCCCAGTCGCGCATACGCGGGCTGGTCTTGTTCTGGTTATTGGTTTGGATGCCATAACGCCAGCCCTCGTTGACTTGATTTTCGACCCAGCGATTGTGCAAGAACTTGCTCGCACGTCGCTGGATCTCCTCGTGCATTGCGTCGTCTATTTCAACGTCACAGTCATCACAATCAGGGTCATATTCTGCTGAACTTTCAATTTCAAAATCTCTTGGGTAGACATCATTCCATAGCATGACAATCTGCTCTGCTACGCTGGGATCGACATCATCATTTAAGTAGACCACATACACATATGGGTAATCGTCGTCACCTTCAAATTCATCACGTTGGCTTGTGAGTGTATCCAGGAAGTTTTCAGGCTGTGTGCTATACTCAGCGCCCAAGAACTGTTCCACAACCCGATACCAAACCTGCTTTTGTTTGGGATTGAGCTCGACGTCAGTAAGCAATCTCATATAGTGTTCACTCATTATTCGCCCTTTATCTCGTATGTAGGTGTCCCTGGTGGTGAGATTTCATCAGGCACGGATTGATTGTTGGGTGTAGGTTGTGGTTCTATTCTTGTTGTTCTGCGATATTCATATCCAGGTTGTGGAGTTGATCTCACACTCATTGAACCACTGTTGACATAAAGTCCAAACCATGCAGCCCCAGCACCGATCACCGCACTTGCAAATGCAGCTTGACTGGGTCCTGGCGCAGGCAACCCCATGAACCACATTGCAGTTTCAAAAGCTAGCCAAAAATAGAAAATAATAAACGCTCGTGGAAACATTCTCCAACGATTGAAATACTCTGGCGCAAGCCAAAGCCATCCTTCTTTGTTCACTTTTCCATCCTCGTTGATAATCATTCCGAGTCTCCTTTTCCATAGTGATATTTATGGGCGGCCATAGAAAAAGGCGAGCCTAAGCCCGCCCAATTCCGAAGTGTGTTTCTTTAACCTATTATGTGTTTGTCTGGTCTGCCTGGAAGAATGCAGTTTCAGCAACTGTTGTGCCAGTAACGTCAAGGTTTGATGTTCCTGCTGTTGCGCCAAGAGCAACGATGTCAGCCTGTAGCTGTGCAGCGAAGGTTGTGTCGCTTCCGTCGCTGTTGTAGTCATCAGTTGGGAACTCGCCTTCGTAGTAAACGTCGAAGCCGCCTGCTGCGATTGCTGAGATCATAATTGGTGTTGCGCGAAGGCTAAGTGCCTTGACAACAAGATCAACTACATCGTCTGGATCAGTTGCACTTGTGATGTCAACTGCCATTGTTACTGTTAGATGCTGAACGCTCTTGCCAACGAATGAACGTGGAAGAGTTACGTCGTATACTGGGTTAATTTTGTCTACCATTGTGGTATCTCCTTAAAATGTGTGCACTCTATTGTGCTTACATTTATTTATCATTTCAAGACAGAAATCTGCTTATTCGCCGTCTTCGTCTGCTTTGATTACCTCGATCATGGCTTTTGGATCGTTTACGAGCTCTTCCAATACTGCCTCGAGGTTGGTCACTGTGTCTGCGTCAATCATTGCATCAAGTGTTTCGCCGTCTTTGACTAGCTTACTGATCTTGACTACGACCACGCTTTCGCTGAGTTGTGCCATTGTGCTTCTCCTATGCTATATGTATTTAGCATTAAACACTAGGTTAACTCATCAAAAAGCACAACTTCATGATTATTGAGAACGTATTCTGCTGCCATGAGCTTGATATATACATAGTCGTTGCCATCTTCCAAGTAGAGCTGTATCTTGTCAGGTGCTGAGTATGAGCAACGTTTGTAGGGAGAATTTATTAGACTATTCCTAGTCATTGACGTCATTGGTGACCCTAAAGGTCGTGGCCGATTCAATGTCTTTTTCTGGCTGCTGGAACGAGGTGAGGTTGTGCCTTGTGCTGCATGGAGGTCGAAGTGTCTCACACAAGTTTCAAGACGGTTTGCACGCCAGCTTTTATCTTTGGCTTCTGCCAGGTGCTCTAATATTGATCGTGCGGTCTTGACAAAATCCTCACTGAATGGAAATTCGATCATATAACGGTAACGATCATAGTAAAGTTTTTCGCGCATGAGAATATTGCGCTCGTCCATTGTAACTTCATGATTATCGTTAATTGGGCCAGTGACAGAGTTTATAACATCTGTGTAACGTTCAACAAGTGTTAGGACAAGACTTGCATCACGGAAATAGAATAGATTATTTTGGCCACCAGTTCGTCTTTTATATTCTACCTGGGGCAAGCGATCTACATAGTTTTGTATTTCACGAAGATGCTCTACATTGCTGATAATCTTTTCCATTTTTTGGTTAAAATCATTGAGGGCGGCGCGGGCCCGCTCAGGATTGTTAATATCAATTTGACACCCACGTCTGCGTTGAGAGCCAAGTCCCTTAAATTTAGGACTGAGCTCTACTTTGTATGGAAAATTTTGAAAAAAGATCTGTCCAGACGGTAGATATTTTATGCCCGCACCCTGGACTTTTTCTCTTAATTCAGCTGAGTTCAATACTGCCATCATTTACTTTCAGAGTAATTGTCTTGCCGACATCCTCAAAAAGCATTTTACGTGCAAGTGGTTTCTTGATATGTTCGGCAATAGCCCGCTTCATTGGGCGGGCACCCATTGCTGGGTCAAAGCCCTTCTCGGAGAGCCAGGCAAGAACCCCTTTGTTCCACTTGAGCTTGATACCACGCTCTGCTGTGCTTTCTTTAAGCTCAATGAGGAACTTTTCAGCGATCTTGTCGATATTGTCCTTGCCAAGTTTGCCAAATTGCACAATAGCATCAAGACGATTTCGGAATTCAGGAGTGAAGAAACGGTTGACTGCTTCAATTCCTGCATCTGAGTTGTCTTGGCTACCAAAACCAATACGGTTCTTGGCGGCATCAACTGCGCCAACATTGCTGGTCATGATAACCAGTGCATTGCGGGCGCTGACCTTCTTGCCACTGCTTGAACTAACCATACCGTTGTCCATTAGCTGTAGCAAGACGTTGAGCACATCAGGGTGTGCTTTTTCAACCTCATCCAATAGTAAAATGCAGTTGGGGTTCTTTTCTAGTTCAGTAACCAACATGCCGTTACCAGCTTGTCCGTCACCATAACCAACATATCCTGGAGGGCTACCAATGAATCTACTCACAGTATGCTTTTCCATGAACTCGCTCATATCAAAACGAACAAGAGCCATTCCTAGAAGTTGGCTTAGTGCTTTCGCTGTTTCTGTTTTACCAACACCGGTTGGTCCGGTAAACAAGTAGTTACCCATTGGGCGTTCCTTGTCTTTTAGACCAGCTTGTGCGATATAGACAGCGTCACTTAGGGTTGTGAGTGCTTGATCTTGTCCAAATACCTGTAGCCTTAGACCTTCCTCTATGTCGACAACATCACGCTGATCTTTGTCGACTCGAGCGATAACATCAAGTGGCACTCTTGCGAGTCTGCTACATTCGCGTTCGATTGCAGCTTTGTCAATTCGAACTTCACCTATTTTAACTTCGCCCACATCTTCTCCGAGATCTACTGCATCTGGAAAGGTTCTGGCACGGGCAAAGGCGCTGTCAACAAGATCAAAAGCCTTGTCTGGAAGTCGCTTGTCATGCATAAATTGAACGGCAAGATCAACCGCTGTTTCCACAGCCTCTTTATCGATTGGCATGTTGTGGAAACTTTCATACGAAGGCATACTTGCGAGCAAGATTTCTTTTGCTTCTTGAACTGTGGGCTCAGTTACGTTAACCCGTTCAAAACGACGCTTGAGCGCAGCATCCTTCTCGATCTTTTCTTGGTATTCATCCACTGTGGTGCTACCAATGCAGCGCAGGCTTCCTTTTTGCAATGCTGGTTTGAGCAAGTTGGCAACATCCATTGCACTCTGCCCACCACTTCCGGCACCCATGATCATATGGATTTCGTCGATGAAAAGAATGCTGTCTGGTTTATCTTCAAGCTCTTGAAGAACATCCTTCATGCGCTCTTCAAAGTCGCCACGATATTTGCTACCAGCCAGTAGCATGCCAACATCAAGGCTATAGATAGTCTTGCCCATAATAGTATCAGGGACATCTTCCTCAACAATGCGTTTGGCAAGTCCTTCTGCAATTGCAGTTTTACCGACACCGGGATCACCAACCAATACAATGTTGTTCTTTTTGCGGCGGGCAAGTGTTTGGACGACGCTTTCTACTTCCCACTGTCGACCAATCAAATCATCAATATTACCTTTTTCAGCTTCATCGTTGAGATTGACTGTATATTGATCAAGTGCATTCTGTTTGCCTCGGCGAGGTTGGCCGGCATCCATGCCGTGTCCAACGGGTTCTTCCTTGATCTGATCCGCAATGGTCTCAGTGAACGATTCACGTGAAAGACCGTGCTTTTGACAGAAGTAGGCGGCATGGCTGTTCTTCTCGCTGAGAATACTCGAGAGAATGTCGTATGGATCAGCGATCTGCTTGCCTACAAAATAGGTTTGTGCAACAGCTCTCTGGAATACTCGCTCAAGAGCAACTGTCTTTTTAGCGCCACCAATGTCATCTGGCAAGCTTTCAATCTCTGTATCTAGATATGATGTCGCATCTTCTATGATGCCATCTGTTGATACATCCATATCTTCCAGTAATGCAATCACATCTGTATCAGCTAGCAGAGCAACAAGCAAGTGCTCGAGAGTCACGTATTCATGACGACGGTCGATCGCCTCTTTGAAAGCCAATTGCGCAATACGCTGTAGTTTTTCGTCAGACATTCATATACCTTTTTGTTTAATTTCCACAATGATCGTGAGATCACCACGAACTTTAGTAGCTTTGTCGAAAAAACCTGCACCGTCTATATGATATATCAATCTATCAGCGGTGGTCTCAGGAGAAATTTTTACTTTGTGTTTTATGCCGTCGAAGTTTTCAACCTCGAGCTCAGTCCCGACATTTGCTTCAAATCTATTTATTTTATGTCGGATAATGATGTTTGAATCAAGCCTCTTATACTGCTCTGCGAAAATCTCGTTCAATGTAACACGTATTCGGCGGTTTGTCGAGTGTTGGTCATGAAATTCAATCACTGATCCCGGGTAACTATATTTTGGAACCTGGAATTCTATAAGTGTGTCACAGTTACCTATGTCGATCAGTGCCACGGCATTGCATCCATACATAAGGTCCTTGAGGTTCAGTGTTACACTGGTCTCAACGATTTCTTCTCGGACCTGGCCTTTTATTATCATTTCATAGGCTATTTGTATGCGTTGGAAGTGCTCTGGATCGCCGCCTTGGTCTGGGTGGTGACGTTTGGTTTCTTGCACATATGCTCGACGAACAGCCATTTTATCGTTCGTAGGACTGATATTGAGAATACTGTATGGATTCATTAATTCAATGATGAGTTGTGCTGTTCGATTCGTCGATTAACTCGCATATAGTATTGGCGGTAACCGTCAATTTGTGCTTGCTGTTGCATAATTACACGAAGACTTTCTTGGGTATTGATCGCGATATTTTCATATCCTTCTTCGTCAACACCAAAGATTGTTGGTGCCCGTCCCTCAGCTTCCATTTCTGCAAATACTTGATCAGCATTTTCTGGTGTCACTACAACCCACTCAACTGGTCTTGCATTATATGGATCAACTTCAGGTAGATTCAAATTAGGACGCTGTATGGGTTGGCTCTGTATGACAACCGGACGGGTTGGTTCAGACATATCGCCACCCCCACAAGCAACAAGTGCAAGCAAGGGGATTGTTAATAACCATTTCATTGTTCACTCCTCGTAATTCGGATTGGCTAAATCTGGACATTCCGAATTGATCTGACTGGGAAGTGTTGCATTGAGCTCTTCTTCCGTTAGTGGTGCCCCCGCTGCGATCTCAAAACAACGACCAACTTCGTCTGTAGCATCATTGATGATATTTTCAACAAGCCCTGGTCGATTATAAGCTAGAAATCCTAGCTCATGACTTCCTAGACGATCTCTTAGTCGTGTTACGTTGTCTCGTGCATCTTGAAATTGTTCGTTTGTGCTGTTTAGTATCTCGGCCTGCAGACGAAAATCTTCTTGCAAAGATGCAATAGTTTCTTGTTGTTTGGTAATGCCTTCTTCTAACTGAGCAACGTTTGCTTCCAGTGTTGCTTTCTCACTTACAAGCTCAGCTATACGATCATCTTTAGCCTGAATCGATTGGAAGTGAAAGTAAATAGCACCTCCTATTGCTGCTATAACAGCAACAATAGCCAGTCCTTTTAAGAATCTTGGTGATAGAAAACTTAGAAAGTTAATCATTTTTTATGCCTATATGTAATGCGACCTTTTGAGAGGTCATATGGGGTAATTTCTACATCAACTTTGTCACCTAGTAGGATATTGATGTTGAACTTACGTATTTTGCCGCTGATTATGCCAAGTATTTCGTGATTGTTTTCAAGTCGAATTCGAAATGTTGCATTGGGCAAGCATTCGACCACCTCGCCCTGCATGGTTAACGTTTCTTCTTTAGGCATTCAGCTTTTGCATCTCTCTAATGCGACGGAGCCAACTCTCTTCTAGTTCGTCCACTGGCTCGTCATCTGTTTCGTCGTTACTCAAATACTTTTTGCGGTATTCATAACGACTATCTACAACGTCATTGCGGAAATTTTGTTCAGTAAACTTTCTTTTATTTTTGACGTTATAAGCCCGGTATTTCCATTCGCCATCATCGCGGCTGGTGATTTGGTCTACACTATGCAGCATTTCTTCGATTTTTTCGAAGAGATTGTGGTCTCTTTGAAACTCAACGAACACCCTCCAGGTTCCATCTGCGTCTGGTGATCCGGCAACTTCCACGTCAAGATGTTCTAGATTGCCAGTTTCAATGAACGCGCCGAGATCTTTTGCGGGTTCTTCATATGTGACATCAAATGCAACCACAACTGTATCCTCCACATCACCAATTTTTGGTTTGTGTAGATCTATAGTGATTGTGCTGGATACTAGACCTTTAAGGTCTTCGTATTTCAACCCCTCAGATATCCTGTTCTTGATTCGGTTCTTCTTCATCTTCACTACGTGCATTTCTATCTACATCTAGACCCTGGTCATATGCATCTACTACATCGTCCAGATCTACTTCACCAGTCAATGCGCTGATTTTCTTGACGTTGTAATCAGTGAGCAAGTGACGTGGCATAACAATTTTGATAACCCATACATCAATCTTCTTGGTTTTGGGAACGTGTTTGTTTCGTTCTGGATCCATAATGAGATCGTTTGGGCGTTTAATCTTTACATTATCTGTCAACGTATCTTTCTGATAAAATACATAACAGCCGTGCTTGATAAGACGCAATGCTGCTTCTGGGTTTGGCATTTGCTTATAAGGATACATGAGGTAAACTTCAACCCAATATTTTGAAATAATAGGTCCTTTGATTACTTCACCCTTGATCCAATTTTCATATGCGTAAACGTGCAGATCGTCCAAAATGCCTTCGAACTCAAGCAAGACGTCTAGAGTATTGCGATTCTTTTTGACGCCACTAATAGTTGCTGCAATTTCGTTGATATCAATCATGCGGTATTCCTGTGCTTTACACTATTTATGCCGTTTCTAAAAGATCGCATATCTGCGCGATTCATGCTAGTGCTCGCTAAATATTTACGTGAACAGTTGGATTGGCGCTGCACCAACCAACAAGGGAGACATAAAAAGTGTCAAAAAGCAGAAGAAGAGCTCGTAAGGCTCAATATTTAGAACAACAGAACAATCACCAAGTGATTGATTTTAGTAGGTTCAAAAAGCGAGAGAACAGGGTAAAAATTCTACCCAAAAACCTAGCCCAAGAAGATTACCTCGCGCTTCTTGATGATCCCGGTAAAGATATTGTTTTCGCCACCGGACCTGCCGGAACAGGTAAGACCATGATCGCTGTATTGGCAGCTATTCGTGCTCTAAAGGCAGGCGAGTGCGAAAAAATTGTTGTTACTCGTCCGGCTGTTAGTGTGGATGAGCAGCACGGGTTTTTACCAGGAACTCTAGTAGAAAAGATGGCCCCTTGGACAAGGCCAATCTTTGATGTGTTTGAAGAGTATTATTCACCTAAAGAAATTGAAGCATTAATCTCTGAAAATATTATCGAAATCGCGCCGCTTGCATATATGCGAGGCCGCACGTTCAAAAACGCATGGATCCTAGCTGACGAAATGCAAAACGCAACACCCAATCAAATGAAAATGTTGTTGACACGTATTGGTGACAATAGTCGCGTCGTTGTAACAGGCGATGTAACTCAGCACGATAGGGGATTCGAATCAAATGGTTTGAGAGACATCATTTCACGTTTAGCAGACTATTCACAACGTATCGGCGCAGTTGAATTTGATCAACATGACGTTGAACGCCATCCCGCTGTAAAGGAGGTTCTCAAGATCTACGGAGACGAAAGTTAAGAAGTAGGCAAAACTACCCTGCAGATGTCCGCCCAACTGTTCACTCTTTGAATGTCGCCGCCTTCGTCATACTCCTGATTGTAAAGATGATCCATAAGAAATGTCTCGTAGCCAAGGTTGAGTCCAATTTCAGCATTGCTGGGTTTATCTTCAACCCAAAGCAAACGCCCCTTGCCACTCAATTGACGTAGTGGTTCCACTTTGCTGTCAGGATCATACATATCAGTTACAATCACATCTTCAAAGGTATCGTAGCCAAACAGGCGCTCGAGATTGATTTCTCTGATCTGTTTTGCATAGGGATCCAATCCCATCGCAGTAACAGCAATGAATCGATAACCAGCGTCCACGAGTCGCGCGACACCAGAACGAGCATCACGTAAGGGCGGAACGTCAATCATCCACGCGCTGGTATTAAAGTGATAAACCATCTTGCGGGCTTCATCTTGACTTAGGTGACTATATTCGGCTTCCTTCCAATAGCTGCCACTGCCATCATACGCGCGTTCGTGTCCATGGCTTTTCATATAGTCATGAAAATGTCCTTCCCAGTTGACCAAGACTCCGTCCACATCGGTTACAATTAGCTTTTCCAAGTGAACGCCTCCGGATCCATGAATAGATAGAGACCGTTGAGGAATGAATTAACATCATCGATGTCTAATTCTTCCAGCCTTTGTCCGCTCGCGCTTTCAACAACTTCGCGATGCTCGGGCACAATATCTTCAATCAGATTGTATTGGACGACAGTTTCCATTGACATACTCCATGTTTCCACCCGAAACACAGGCTCGGATTTCTTTTGGTTTCATAAATTGATCAGCTACCGCTGGAATCATGACCATGAACGTAAAGAAGATAAAAGCAATTGCTAGCCATTTTTCATCCATTAGTTTTCATCCTCAATCAATTTATCCCAACGAAAACTGCGCCATGCTTGTTTGTCTATGTCCCAGACACTTTGCACTTCAGGATTTTCCTTGCGAGTCTGATTACTTGGATCCTCACTACGGACAGGCATGAGATCTTCAACCAGTGTGCAATTCATTTCGCGCCGTTCACCGTTGACTTTGGTAAACACCACCTTGGCAACGCCCAGATGTAATTGCTCTAATACTCTCTTTTTTAATTCATCCATTTGGTATGCCTTGTTTTAGCTTGTGCATGATTTGTGCTTGTCCGTAAGAATCAGAATATTCTTTCCAATCAACAATTCTGTCACCGTATACTGAAATATTGATAATACTTTCCATTGAACGTGCTGAGTAAAAGACATCAAAGTCTAACATGAAGGTGTTGTTATAGTCAACAGCCCACTCTTCTAGTGTGTTGCTAGGCCACCCCGGAAAGAAAGAAATCATGGCTTGATGATCGGCATGTTTATATAGGCTATTGAACTCGATCTTTAGACTTTGAAGATTTTCACGTCCAGGCTGCTCATTTAAAATCTTTGCCCCTTGCCACTTGAGATCATATAACGTGTTAAGGCAAATGAACAACAAAACCCTGTCATCAAGATCTTTACGATGGGGTGTTAATAGGACATCACAAAATTTTCTTGGACCAGTAAAACACATTAAAGAGACATTTTTGTCATTATAAAAACAGAGCCATATTCTTCTTCAAACTGTTCCCGCGGCATGGGTAGGACGGCATGATATTTACAATTGAGATCAAATCTTCGTGTGAAAGAGGACCAATCGTCTTGAATCGAATAACTGGCGGTCATCCAGGGATAGCGTATTTTATCTTCCAGCCATTCGTCGAATGGACAAGCTGGCCATAACTCAGTAATACGGTCACTCAAACGCTCACGTGGATCATTTAAAGTGTCGTGTTTGATACGTTCGATCAAACGATCCATATACAAACTTAGGCCATCACGGCCGAGCTTTTTTCGATCTGCTGCACTGAACTCAAGCTCGTAGAGATCGTCGAGCAAATCCCCTGATATTGATTGTGTTGTTTGGAATAAAACAGCAACATCTCGTTTGAGATCACTGTTGTATTCAATCGTGCAATAGGGGAAATACAGACGTTGACCGTTCATGGCCAACGTCCATAGTGTTCGATTTATTTCGTTGAAACTTGCTGTATTCTTTATTACCATTCAACCCTAAATCCACCTCGTCCAAGGGCATGTCTGGAACGGATCACGTTGTATCCAACATGAGAATCATGGGACCGTTCAATACGCGCCCTGGCTTCAAAATCGCTGACGCGAAGGCACACATATTCGTGGTTATAGCCTTCAGCGCGGCCTCGCTGATTTTGGTAGCTCAATTCCTGCAGACAAGCAGAATGGCTCATAGTCCAAGCCACCTCTCGAGCAGAATCTACGTTGTGAGACATGGCATTGTAGCCGATCATCACAAGAACAAAAACAATGCTAGAACCCATAGTATGTGCACTCCATTACAGTTGCGTCATCGTAGTTATATGCTTCAGCCTCAGCGTCAACCACATTATCATAGTAACGCACTTTGCCTTCCTTGTCAAGAACGAAACACCAAAGGTCTTCGTCAGGAAATGGACACCTGACACAATATCTTACGCGCTTTTCCATGGTGAGATCTTTATTAGAGCCGCTCGTCGAAGCCGGCCATTTTGAGCATGACCATCATTTCTTCCCATTGCTCACGTATGCCTGGATTTGCAGCTAGTGTGCTGTTTAATCGTTCGGATCGTTTCTCGAGCTGTTGAGCATTGTGTTCAGCCGTCTGCCGTTTTCGATATTCCTCTTCTGTTCTATTCATGAAGTATTTGTATTTTTCCGACATGTCAAGGAAATGGCTAACGAAATTGTCATCAACTTCGAGATCGTAACGGATATCATAATCATATGATGATATAGTTTCTGTGGGGATTTTTTGGTTACCCGACTTGCCCAAAATTTGATAATCTATATACTCCGTGCGTGGCTTGCGCATGATGCGAGTATCTATTACACGAACACCTGCATTACGTAGCTTGTCTACTTGTTTTTGTGTACGATTTTCGATTTCTCTCTGAAGATCGTATGAATATGAGGAGAAACTGCCCCCGTCAATTGCCATTAGATATTCTCCAATTCAATCATCGTTGCGCTTAGGTTGATTTCTGGGTCTGCGACTTGTGTGTGCTTGACCATGCCATTGCGAATGATGACCACAGCGGCGTCTTGTGTAGCGTCGTCATCGCCAAAAAAGTCCAAGTTGCGATAGAGAAATTTGTAAATATCATCGTAATCCTCTGGTGTCGCACTGTTACAGATCAACTGTCGTGCTTCTCGCAGCTTGTTTTCTCTGAACAGCCCGACCATTTGCAGCTTCCAGTCACTTGCTAGCTCTTCGCTGCTCTCTGGGGGCGTCAGCTTGCCATCACTGATGTTTTGTTGCACACTATTAATCGTCTTGCGCAAGTCAGGATAGGTAGCTCGCACATAGCTATCGATAGTATCCAAATCTACTTCCACGCCTTCTTCAATTAGTATCTCAGCCACCCGCGCTGTGAAGTCTGTTTGGTCCTGATTAGTGATGTGAAATTCTTGTAGTCTGCTCTTGACGGCAGGGATAATACGGTTGACGTAGTTACAGGTGAGAATGAAACGAACAATGCTGTGATATTCTTCCATGACTCCACGCAAGGCAGCTTGTCCGTTGGGGCTGATATAATCGGCCTCGTCCAGCAAAACCACCTTGTAGTCACCCCAGGGCATATTGCTTGCGAAGCGAGTGATGCGTTCGCGGATCATATCCACGCCGTTGTCGCGGCTAGCGTTGATGTATAACACATCAGCATCTTCTACGTTTAGGTCATTAATTAGCACTTTGGCAAGTGTTGTCTTGCCCGTGCCGGCACTGCCGTAAAATAGCAAGTGCGGAATGCTCTGGTCTTTAACCCATCCCTCTACAATCTTTTTTTGGCGGTCGTCTTTAAAGACATACTCGCTCAGAGTTTTGGGTCTATATTTTTCAACCCACAGTGCTGATGCTGCCATGTTTAATCCTTGTTGCGATAAGGTGCTATATGATGGTCATATAGCTGTGCCATGCGGTCCCACAGTGCACGACGTTCTTCGTCAGTGTAGCCACCGATGAATTGTATGCCTTCGAGCTCTGGGTCTTTGTCTAAACCAAATCCATGATCCCAAGTATAACACATACTTGTGATGATGTCTTCCCTTGTTTCAGGCGGACGTTTAAGATGGTATTTCATCGCTAACGCCAAGAACATCGTCATGATCAATAAGAAATAACTTTTGATCTTCGCGCATATCGTTTTCGATATTGATTCCTCGACTCCAACGACCAAACGGAACCAAAACGTATTGGTTTACGTAGAGTTCTTCCTGTTCAGGACCAATATGTGTGATTTGGAACCAACGTGGACGAACATGGTCTTCGCTGGTTTCATCCGCAGTAAGGTATACGCCTCCTAATGTTTGACGTGTTCCGCTGAGTGGTTCAATCATAAATCCGAGGACTTTGTCTTTGAGTGGTTTAATCTGTTTCATTTCCTAGCTCTTTCACATCCATACTTCCGTCATCGTATTCAATTTCAAGATAACGGGTTCCATCATCACGTGTTTTTTCTTCTTCGCGCACAACGATTGGTTGAGGATCTTCCGCTGTGGCTTCTTCTGTCTTCTTTTTGGGTGCAGCCTTTTTGGTTGCTCCAGGTGCTTCACTTAGTTTGCGCTTTTCTGGTGCGCTGGTTGTGTTTCGCACCGCACGGCTCTTGGCTTGGACAGTTTCCTTGACATTGCCACTATTGTCCAAACGATCTCCTCGAGCGTTCATTTGTATATTTCCCGGGCTCACTGCCCGTGTTTCTTCATTTTTCTTAGCCAACGCTGCCATGTCAATGACACGCCCTCTAGCTGTTTTGACTTGTTTCATTTAAGGAATTCCTTGATATTCAGATCATACTTGAGACTGTCTACTTTATGCACATCCATGAGGAACAGCACATAACTTGCGACTGAGCTGCCACGTCCGACACCCCAAATCAAGTTGTGTTCTCTCATGGTGTCTACAAAATATTTAAGCCACCTCAAAATGCCCATCATGTCGCGTGATCGAAATTCACTTAGCTCTTCTTGAACTCTTGTGATTTGCTGGGCAGTATTGCATTTACTTAGTAGATAATTTTCTAGATCAAATTGTTGATACTCGATTGGAAGATTCCAATCCGATAGATTGGCTTGAATAAACTCATCAGGAGTTTGGTCGCTTTCTTGTGACCAATTAACGATCTCATCTAGGCCATAATCTCTACAATTTTTGTTGAATCGCTCTATCCAGTGGGGTTGATCAACGACTAGTCCGTTGATTGTGTCATCCCTGTAGAGGACGTCCATCATATCCGCCTCGCTGACTACGACTTGGTGAAGCTCATTGGTCTTCATACGATCCACTGTTCTCCATCTTCATTATCTCTATCATCACGGTTTCTTTGTAATTCTGTTTCCGTATATAGATCTAATTCTGTTTCGGCAATCATGCGATCAAGTTGCTCCATTATATCCTGGCTTGCTCCGGCTCGAAATGCCTTAAGTCGTTTTGACATCAACGTCTGAAGACGCTCATCCAAAACCTGTGCTGGTGTCTTTTTTTGGGTTCGTTTTGTCATTATGATATATACTTATACTATAAAAATAACATGGAGTCAACAATGACCAAGAAAATCAAAAACTTAACGGAGAAGATCGCTAAAACTCGCCGCAAGCTTATCCAGGCCTGTCTCAAGCATGATGAAGATAAAATGATCAAGTATCAACACAAGCTTCTCAAGTTAAATTTGCGGCAGGGGCAACGTTAAACGTCGCCCTCTGCACGGTTCTCTGCACGATCAACACTAAACTTACCACCAGGGTAACGTGCCTCTAGCTTGCCCACGTTCTTCTTTACCACTTTGTCAGGATCGAGTTTAAGTGCTTGGCAAGCCATTATCCAATAGAAAATGATGTCACCCAACTCTTTTTCAAGGTGCTGATGCAGTTCTTCTGTAAACGGCTTCTCGTGCCAGTTTAGTTTCTTGACGATCTCACTGAATTCACCAGTTTCACCACCCAAGCCTTCGCTAGCAGTCAGTAATTGTGTTGAATTGATGCCCAACTTTTCAAGTGCCCTAAGGCGATTTATGAATAGCTCTGTGTCTTTGCTGACAGGGCTAGTTACTTCGTCAACAAAATCGCTGTAACGTTTGAGATCTGCTGTCAATTAATCTACTCCTTCATCATTTCAACAGTAACACCATTCGTGTTGCGGTCATTTACAAAAACCAAGTTATATCTACCTAAAACAGACTGGTTATCTGACTTAAATTTCTGCTTGTCGGTATCATTCTGATAGTTTACTATGAGTGTAGTCATTCTTTTTCCTCTTAAAAGTTAATTGAGACACCACAACCACAGCCGGCTTTAGCCAAAGGATTGTTGACTTCAATATGGCTGCCTGTGATGTCAGTTAGGTAGTCTACTGATGATCCCATAAGGAACATCAAACTTGAACCATCAACAGCAAAGGTAAACCCTTCGTATTCTGTGATGATGTCATCATCGTATAGTTCATCTCTGCTGTCCAGGATTTTCCAAGAATATTGAAACCCTGCACAGCCTCCACCTTCTACGCCAAACTTTACGATCTGATTTTGAGCGATTGATTTGAAATGAGTGACCGCTCGTTCACTCATCACCACTGGATTATCAGTGGGAATAACAAAGTTATCTGTCATTATTAGCCTTCGTGTTCTTGTAGAGCGAGATACTGAGATATCAGCATCTTTTTCTCTGTTTTGAAGTTGAGTTCAACTCCATATCTTTCTAATGCTAAATCACAAATGGTTTTCTTAGTAACGTTGTTCAAGCTTTGTCTGGTTTCAAAATGGGTTTTTGGTTCTTCAGGGCGTGGCTTTACTACCAATTCTGATGTTACATTTTCATCAAGAATTTCAAAATCATCAAAATCCTTGGCGCCGCTGCCTGCCATAATTATTTTATCCCCAATGACCATAAAAGCTCTTTCGAGTTGGTTGAGTATCACTGTCCTGCTCCGTTCCCGCTTACAGTAGCCCCAACTCTAGTTTTCCTTCTTCGGATATTCGGTCGGGACCCCATTCCGGTTGGAATGTTACATTAACCTCAACATCATCCGCTCCAGTTGCATAACTAGCCGCGACGATATCATTGATAATCTCATCGCCAGCCGGACAAAACGGACTAGTCAAAGTCATTAGAATGCTTACCTTACCTTCATCCAAAATGTCAATATTGTAGATCAATCCAAGATCATAAACATTGACACTGACTTCAGGGTCGTAAACATCCTTAAAGCTATTTATTAGATTTTCCTTAGTTAACATGTCTTATCCCATTTTAATTGCTGTAATGCATCTTTAGCATCGTGAAATTTTCTTCATCACGCAGTCTAATGATGGTCCTCATATCGCTAGGAATCGGTCCAGGTGCCCACCGCCCATTTCGCATTTTGGGGCTGTCATATACACCAAATATATAATCTGCTTCGTGGACAAGGCCAATTTCTCTATCAAGTTTTGATATAACTCGTTCGCGAAGGGCTGGGCCGACGGCCTTCAATACGTTTTCTGGGCTGCTACTCAGACAATCAACAGTAAAGAAGTTTAACACGACCACACGGTCATACCCAGATCCATTTGATTCGATCCAGGTTGATTCCAAAGACAGCTTTAAGTCATCATTGATTTCTGTCAACTGTATGTCAACTTTATAATTGTTGCGATCTCTTGATCGAAAACGTATAAGCCAAATGAAAAACGATTGTCATTCATACATGAGGGCGTTTCAACTGTGATATGCCCGGTAACATTTTGATCTATTTCATAGGCAAGTGTGTCGATTATCCACAGTTTTTGTAAAACACTGTCTGCTCGCGGGAACCTAGGTTGCAGGACAGTCATACTAAAATTGTAATAGGCGGGCGTGCTGGGCCAAGGCCCGTTGATTCCACTATGTGTTATCTTAAACGT